CATCTGGGCAAATTATGTTTACATCTAATGATTCACCCACAGACTTACCACGAATATTTAAAAACAAATATTCAATATCAAATGTCGGTAGTGCTTCTATCTTTATTCCTTTTGTAAGAACACAATTTTTTAAAACTGCTTTGATAGCAGTGGTAATTTGTTTTGTATCCTCAGTTTCTAAAGCAAGAACTAAAAGTTTTTCTTCTTTCACCAGAAAAGGTCTATAGTTTATTTCCTTTTCTGTAGAAGGTAACACCATACTGTACGTTGGTGTCGCAATTTTTGGTAAAGGCATGATATCCTATTATGCAATTCAGTATATTATATAGCAGGGTTTCAGATAAGTTTATCCAGATTGAAATGATCTTTGAACAACTCCACCCACTACATCTCCTAATAAATCTATTCCAGTTATTTTATCTACAGCAATATTAGCAAATTGACCAGCAAGATAAGCAAATGTTGGGTCATTAGCATCTGCATTAGAGGGCTTTGCACTATATCTTGTATAAGAAAATGACACAGTGCACTTTAATAAATCTGATGCATCATATGTAACTGGCATTGATGAGATGGTTTTTGGGAAAGCATCTATAAAAGTATAAGTTAATGGTTTTGTTCTATTTCTAATTGGCTCTTTTGACATCAAATTCTTTTCAAACTTAGTTATTTCTATACTACTCTTATATTTCTTAGGAAATTTCATTCTATAATAAAAATTATTATTATGACTATCTCTGGTATCATTTGTCATGTATGACATCCAAGATTCAAAATATCTAATAGGTAGATATTCTTTTGCATCACAATAAAATGTTAATGATACCTCTTCATCAAACTGTCTACGATGAGCATACTTCTCTGATACTCCTGTAAAATCATTATCTAAGTTCGCTGTTAATAAAGCTGAACCTGGTAATGTTGTTTCTGAGCAAAACAATTGTAATTTCTCTCTTCTTGTTGGATCGAGACCTCTAGCGTTTAATAAATTTCCAAGACCTTGTTGACGAAGATATGTTCCAAATGAATCTCCTCTCTCATTTAATTGTCTTGGATCTTGAATCGTTACCTGATAGAACGAGGTGGTTGCTGGTTCTAGCAAATCTTTTACAATTTTATCTACTGTTAATCTCTGTGGTGGGATGGAAGCCATTTATAAATACATTTGACCTTATATATTATGTATGCAAGATAATGGCAGAAAGTATAAAAAGTCGCTATAAACCATCAAATCCAGAGAAATATCAGGGTAATCCTAATAATATTATCTGTAGAAGTAGTTGGGAAAGACGATTCTGTGTATGGTGTGATAAGAATGAGAACATAATATCATGGGCATCAGAGGAGTTTTCCATACCTTATATGTCTCCAATTGATAAACGTGTGCATCGTTATTTTCCTGATTACATAATCAAAGTAAAAGAGAAAAATAATAAAATTAAAAACTATGTGGTCGAAGTCAAACCAAAAAAACAAACTCAACCACCTAAGAAAAGAAAGAGAATGACTAAATCATATCTCTATGAATGTCAGACCTATGCTGTGAATCAAGCAAAATGGAAAGCAGCAGTTGAGTTTTGTGAGGATCGTATGATTCAATTTAAAATAATCACAGAGGATGAGTTAGGTATTAAGTAATGGCAGAACAAAGTTATGAGGAAATTAAGGCAGAGATTGATGAGCGAAATCCAACCAAACCTGGCCAATACACTGGTAAACCAGTTCCTATAGGTCAAAAAGAACAGAGACCACCTGAAGTTAATGACAATCGTATTGAGGCAATCAAAGATCAATTAACATCCTCAGACCCAGAAGATTTAATGTTACAAATTATGGAAGCATTAAACAATACGGTAGAGGCAATACCCAGTGTAGGAAAGTATTATACATTTGTATATAATGCAAAGACTCCTAACGTTCAGTATGATCAACACCCCCTAATTGCTTGCACAGATTTATTCAGGTGGGGATTCAGGGGAATTAATTTTCACTGGCAATCATCCCGTAATTACACATGGGAAGAACTCACAGGTCAAGTGTATATGGTCAAATCAATTGAGTTGGATGACCTACTTGCAATACCTTATGCAAAGTTTATCACTAAATAAATAAAAACCTTCTAAATGGCAACAACTGCTAACAGTTCTAGTTGGATAAGAACATACACTAGAGACGACGCAACCAAATATCAAATAGCATATCGATCCAATAATACATGGAAAGAGGATGCTAACGGTAGAGCATTGCCTGGTTCTTTTACCACTAATCTACAAGTGGATAGAACAGCAATCGATGGTGGTGTAACAGGTGGTGGTATCAATGCAACGTGGACGACTGCAGCAACAAGAGGGCCTGGTGCGAATGGAGTATGGGAGAGAAAATATCTAGATGATAGTGACACAACTTTAGGTTTTGCATTACCTGACGCGAGTTGGGATGATCTTAACAATAGAAGTAGTAATTTTAATTCGCAAGTTAGTAATGTAAGTGCAGGTGCAATCGCAAAGTATTTCAGAGCACTTGGGTATGGTAGAGGCAGTGGTTTATCTACACAAGAAGGAGCAATAAGAGAACTTACTAGAAGTCAAGGATCAAACAATCAAGGTAATTCATCAGAGAGTGCTGTAACTGGAACCAATATTAAAACACTAGCAGAGGATGCAGGAGATAGACCTAGAAATAAATATGGAGCACGTTACACTTATTATTATCCAGTGGCACTAAAAGCAAATCGTGATCAAGATAAGTTATTAATATCAGTTTTAAAATATATACCAAGACCAATAGGAGGAGGTCTTGGAATAGGTCAGAGAGCAGGATATAAGGAAAGAGTATTAGGTAGTGTTTTCTTACCAGTACCTGGCAATGTTCTTGATAGTAACAATGTTAGTTGGGATGCAGACAGCATGGATCCAGTAAAACTTTTAGCTTCCAATGCTTTCTTTGAAAATGTTCGGAAAAGTGGTGGTCAAATAGAGGGGTTAATAGATAGTATTGGATCGATTGGTGAGTCGGTTGGTGAAAATTCTGGTGATGTAAAAACAGCAGTAGGAGCAGCACTCGCTAAAGCAGCAACAGGTGGTAGTATATTAACAAGGGCGACTGGAGCAGTTATTAATCCTAATATGGAATTACTTTTCAAAGGGCCACAGTTAAGAACATTTGGTTTAACTTGGAAAATGAGCCCTAGAGATTATGAAGAAAGTCAAATGATAAAAAATATAATTAGAATGTTCAAACAATCAATGGCAGTTAAGAGATCTAAAAGTCAGTTATTTTTAAAATCACCTAACACATATAAATTAGAATACCTGACAGCAGGAGGAAGAGATCATAGTTTCTTACCTAAAATAAAAGAGTGTGCTTTAACAGGATGTAATATCAACTATACTCCTGATGGTAATTATCAAACATATGAAGACTCATCCATGGTTGCATATGAAATGACACTTAATTTTAATGAACTAGAACCAATTTATCATGATGATTATTATAAACTTGATCAAGACACAGATCAATCAATAGGTTTCTAACATGGCTAAAAATTATTTTCGCAACATACCAGACTTTGAATATGTTAACCGTACTAAAGATGGTCAATTTATTTCAAACTATACACAGGTAAAAAACTTTTTCAAGAGAGGAAAGTTAAGAGAAGATATATTTCAAGATCTAACCGTCTTTGAAAAGTATAGTGTCAAAGGTGATGATAGACCAGATAATGTTGCTGCTGAAATATATGATGATGCTAATTTAGATTGGGTGGTATTATTATCAAACAATATAGTTAACATACAAAACGAATGGCCATTAGGTCAACAAGCGTTTGAAACTTACATTTTAGATAAGTATGGAACATCTGCAAAACTCGAAGAGATTCATCATTATGAATCTAATGAAGTTAAAGATAGCACTGGAGTTATTATATTTCCAAAAGGAGTTAGAGTAAGTGCGGGTCAAAGTGTAAGTTACTTTGAACCATTGAACGATGAATCGATAACAGTCAATCCAGTATCGAAAGCAATTACTAATTTTCAACACGAACTAAAAGTCAATGATGATAAGAGAAGAATATTTTTAATCAAACCAATATATTTAAATGTTGTCTTTGATGATCTAGAAGAAATGATGGTATATAAAAAAGGATCCACTCAGTATGTGAGTGAATCCTTAAA